ATGACGCTTCTTCTCGGGGTCGATACCGGAGGCACCTACACCGATGCGGTGATCGTCGATCCCGAGGCTGAGCGCGTGGTGGGCTGGGCCAAGTCCCTGACCACGCGCGCGGATCTCGCGCTGGGGATCGGCCGGGCCATCGATGCGGCCCTGGCCGAAGCGCAGGTCGCGCCGGAGGACGTGGGGCTGGTCTCGCTCTCGACCACGCTTGCCACCAACGCGCTGGTCGAGGGCCAGGGAGGGCGCGTCGCGCTGATCTTCATAGGCTTCGGTCCGGGCGATCTGGAGCGGGCCGGCCTGCCCGAGGCGCTCGCGGGCGATCCGGTGATCTCTCTGCCCGGCGGGCATCATCATTCGGGGGCGGAGGCAGCGCCCCTCGACCTCGCCCGGCTCGAGGCCGAAGTGGCGGCCGTCGCACCGCAGGTCGCGGCCTTCGCCGTGGCCGCGAGCTTCGCCACCCGCAACCCCGCCCACGAGCTTGCCGCCCGGGCCGTCGTCCACCGCGTCGCAGGCTGCCCCGTCACCTGCTCGCACGAGCTGTCGGCGCGCCTCGGCGGCCCGAAGCGCGCGGTGACGGCCGTGCTCAACGCGCGGCTGATCGGCATGATCGGCCGTCTCATCGCCGCCTGCGAGCAGCATCTGACCGAGCGCCGGATGACGGCGCCCCTGATGGTGGTGCGGGGCGACGGGGCGCTGATTTCGGCCCGCCTTGCGCGCGAGCGCCCGATCGAGACCATCCTCTCCGGCCCCGCCGCGAGCCTCGTCGGCGCACGCTGGCTGACCGGCGTGCGGGATGCGCTCGTCTCCGACATCGGCGGCACCACGACCGATGTGGCGGTGCTGCGCGACGGCCAGCCCGAGATCGACCCCGAGGGCGCGCTCGTCGGCGGCTTCCGCACCATGGTCGAGGCCGTCGCGATGCGCACGACCGGCCTCGGCGGCGACAGCGAGGTGCATCCGCCCGAAGGGCTCGAGGGGCTCTTCCGCCTCGGGCCGCGCCGGCTGATCCCCGTGTCGCTTCTGGCGGCCGATCATCCCGGGCCGGTCCATGCCGCGCTCGACCGCGCCCTTCTCTCCGCGGCACCGGGCGAGCACGAGGGCCGCTTCCTGCTGCCGACGGGCCTGCCCGCCGCGGGCCTCACCGGACGCGAGGCGCAGTTGATGGAGCGTCTGCGCCCGGCCATGCCGCTCGCCGAGGCGCTGCGCAGCCGGATGGATCTGGCGACGCTCGAGCGGCTGATCGCGCGCGGGCTGGTGATGGTGGCGGGCGTGACGCCATCTGACGCGAACCATGTGCTGGGAAGGCTGGCCAGCTGGGATGCCGCGGCGGCCGAGAAGGCCCTCACCCTCATGGCGCGGCGACGCACGGCGCGGGGCGAGCGTCTCGCGCCCGATGCCCGCACGCTGGCCGCGGCGATCCTCGACCGGCTGACCGAGCGGACGGCCGAGTGCCTCCTCGAGGTGGCTCTGGCTGAGGACGGCTATCCCGATCCCGCCCTCCTCGTGAACCATCCGCTCCTCCGCGCGGGCCTCGCCCGTCGGCCCGGGGCGCTCGCGCTCTCGGCGAGCCTCGCCCTGCCGGTGGTGGGCCTCGGCGCCTCGGCCCGCTCCTTCTACGCCGGGGTGGGCGAACGGCTGGGCTGCACCACGATCCTGCCCGAACAGGGCGGCGTCGCCAATGCGATCGGCGCCGTGGCGGGCCTCGTCTCGCAGCGGCTGAGCCTGCAGGTCACGAGCCCCGGCGAAGGCCGCTACATCGTCCACTTCCCCGACGGCCCTGAGAGCCTGCCCGACCCGGAAGCCGCGCTCGCCGCCGCCGAGGCGCATCTTGCCACCCGGGTGGCGCGCCTTGCGGCCGAGGCCGGCGCGGCGGATCCCCGCGTCGCCCTCACCCGCGCCGTCCGCGAGGCGACGGTGGAGGGCCGGCCCCTCTTCGTCGAGGCCACCGTGACCGCAACCGCCACCGGCCGCCCCCGGATCGCCCGCGACCCGGTTTTTGCGCTTGACGCTTCCCGGCACATCCCATAGTGCAGCGTCCACCGACGGCGAGGTAGCTCAGCTGGTTAGAGCACACGACTCATAATCGTGGGGTCGGGGGTTCAAGTCCCCCCCTCGCCACCATCGGAAATCAGGACCTTAGCCCGAATCGCCAGCCTTGATCGCGGAACCGTTTACAGGACCGTTTACAGGTTTCGTTCCCAGTCCGTGCCTCTCGAGCTTCGCCACGGCCGATTCCCCGAGCCTCCGATCGCGCCCGAGATAGTGCTTCGACAGGATCGCCTCGGCGTCTTTCAGGCTGTGGCCGGTGAGGGCGGCGATCTCCGGAACACTGCATCCGGCAAGCGCGAGGAAGGTGACGGCCGTGCCGCGCAGGTCGTGGAAGGTCACGCCCTCGATGCCGGCCGCGGCCTGCGCCTTGCCGAAGCTCGTCTTGAAACCGTCACTCGTCCAGGGCTGGCCGCGCGAGGTCTCGCAAATCGTCAGGGTCTTACGCCGCGCCTTCGCCGCGTCCAGCGCCTCGCGCAGTTGCCGCGCCACCGGGATCACCATGTGCCGCCCGGTCTTCGACTGCTTGAGCCGGATCACCTGCCCGTCGTAGGCGCTCCAGGTGAGCTTCAGGATGTCGGCCTGGCGCTGTCCGGTCCAGATTGCCAGCAGGAACGGTAGGCGGACCGGCTTCGGCGCCTTGTCGAGGAAGGCCGCGATCTGCGACTCGGTCCAGATGTCGTCTGCGCGCGACCCGGCATAGAGGCGGCCCGGCTTCTCGCAGGGGTTCGACGGAATCTTCCGCCGGTCGTAGGCCCACGCGAGAATCAGCGCGAGGACGCTGAAGGCATAGTCCGCGCTGCGCTTGCTCTTCTGCCCGAGCCGGTCGCGCCAGTCGAGGAACTCGCCCCGCACCCGAGGATCAGCCAGCGCCTTAAGCGGCATGTCTCCGAATTCGGCCTCGATTTGCCGGATGTGGCGGATGTAGCCAGCCTTCGTTGTGGGCGCGAGGACGGTGAATGCTGGTGTCTGCTGGTAGGCGGTAATCAGCGCCTGCAACGTGCCATCATGATGCACGGGCTTCTGGCGCGCCGCGTGCGCGGCGTCATAGGCAGCACGGAACTCCGGGCTGTCCGGCTCGGCCTCGATCTTCGGGCCGCCACGCCACGCGTAGTAGTGCACGGCGACCTTGCCGCTCACGAGCCGGCGCTTGACCTTATGAACGCCCTTCAACTCGACCCTCACGCTTCGCCTTCCATGCTCCGAATGCATCCTCGACCGGCGTCGCGCTCGTCCTCTCCCGGATCACGATTCGCCCGTCCGGCATGATCTCGCAGGCCCCCACCTCCATGCCAGCATTCTTCGCGGCGCGGATCGCGCGGGTCAGGTCGACCTGGCGGAATGCGGCCCTTGTCATATCCCCTGCCCCTCCGCTGCCGCCCACGCCGCGGCCACCGCATCGGCCAACTGCCGCAGTTGGCCGGCCGTCTCCGAGTCGCAGAACTCGTTGAAGAAGGTGGTGAACGACCCGGTATCGCCCTCTCGCGCGACCACGAGCTGCACCGTGCCCTCGGCCTCGAGGACCGTCATGCGCAGCTCCGCCACGCGGACGTGGGTGAGACCGGACACGCGGGCTTGCTGCGCGGGCTGGCGGTGCTGGGCGGTCATTCGGCCGCCCTCGCGAATAGGTCGGCCGTCGCGCTGACGATGCCGCTGATCCGGCGCTCCATCGCCGACAGGTAATCCGGATTGCCCTCGCAGAGGATTGCCCGGCGTCCGAGGCGCGCAGCTACGCCACCAGTGGTCCCACTGCCTGCGAACGGGTCGAGCACCACGCCGCCCGGTGGGCAGGCGTTCAAGATCAGCGGCTCGATGATGGCGGCTGGCTTCTGCGTAGGGTGGACTGCGTGGCCATGCTCCGACCGGGCATAAATCACACTGCGCATAAGGCGCGGGCCGCCGTCCTCGGAGACATAAGAGCCGCGCTCAATCTGCCCCATGTGGACAGGCCGCGTCTTGCGCCGAGCGGTCTTGGCGGTCGCGTCCATCGTGACCACCTTGCCCTTGTAGACGCTGGCCCAGTCTCCCCGGTAGAAGTGCGCCGCCTGCTCATGCACCCGCCGGAAGCGGTCCGCGTGGAAGCTCGAGCCGTTGTGCTTCTCCCACACGATGTCCTGGGCGAGGGTCCAGCCGTCGAACTCGCGCCAGTGCTGGGTGAACATGCGCAGCGTGCCGAAGACCCACACCGAACCGGTCGGTTTCAGGATGCGGGCGATCTCCGGCATCCAGCCATAGACGAACCGATCCCACGGCAGGCTGGTCTGGCCATAGGGCGGATCGGTGACCACGGCATCCACGCTGCAATCCGGCAGCGTGCGCATGGAGGCGAGGCAGTCGCCGGGTAGGATAGTGATGCCGGGGATCACGCCACGGCCTCCTCTATCGGCCAGCCGCCCCATTGATCGGCGCAGGCCTCGGCCACGCCCTCGAAGGTGCGGCTGCGGAATCTCCAGCGGTCTGGCCCCGGCGGCGCGCGGTGGACTGCCGACCAGCGCTTGTGCTCGGGCGTGCCCGGCCGGGGCGGCGTCAGCCGGTTGGTCGCCGTCAGCTGCGGCAGGCCACGCAGATAGAACCCGGTGGCCTTGAACGCCTGTTCGCCGAACCACCACGGTTGCACGATCTGGGGGCGCGGCAGATCGGCCGGGAGCCGCTCCCGCGCGTGCCGGTGCATCACCGGGTTCTCGACCGCGATCCGCGGCACCGGCGCCTGCCAACATGCGGCGAAGAGCGCGGCGCCCTCGTCCAGCTCGGACCACATCTCGTCGCGGGTGCGGCCCGGCGGAGGCTCATGCAGCCACCGGACGCCGCTGTTGCAGAGGCGCGTGCAGGGCGGGTGCGCCACGATCAGCAGATCCCAGCCATCCGCTAGATGGTCCCGCACGTCGCCCACGATGTGGCGGTTCGAGCGGTCCTCCGCCGGCAGGAGGTCGCAGGACCAGACGTCGTGTCCGCGGGCGGCGAAGGCCCGGCGCATCACGCCCGAGGTCTCGCAGCCGATCAGGATGCGGAGGGTGTCAGCCATCGAGCAGAGCCCCCACCAGACGATCATCGGCCACCGCCCCGAGGAGCTGGCGGCACAGGGCGTTGACGGTGATGCCGCGCGCGTCAGCCTCGGGCTGCAGCGTGGCGAGGACGTCGCGGGGGACCACGATGGTCCGGCTCATGGCCTCGACAGGCCGCTTCGCGCGCTTAGCCATCAGGACGGCCTCCGCTCTGCCTGGGCGCCGTAGCGCATGGTGGGGGCGAGCGTGGCCGCCGGCTTCTGGAGGCGCACGAGATCGGCCGCCGCCTTCTCCAGCGAGAGGCCGCCCACATGCGCCGTCAACGCGGCTGCGAAGAGCAGGACCCCCAGCGCCGTCTCGAAATCGGGGCAGGTGTCGATCGTCTCCTCGGCGATGGCACGGGAGCCCCGGCAGGGCTGCGGCTCCATGTCGTCCATGGGATCAGCCATCGGCCTTCCCCTCGATGACCTTGGGCTCCTTGGGGCTCCGCGGCTCCGCTGGAGCCTCGAGCGTCTTCACGGCCGTCAGATAGAGGCGGACCCCGTTGAAGATCTGCTTCGCCACGGCGGCGCGGGCGAGCCCATCGGCCGGGCTGATCTTGCCCGCACGCATGTTGCGCAGATCCTCGGCGAGGCCGGAGATCATGCCATGCAGCCCGAGGCTGTCGGCTACGGGGGTCGAGGCGTAATCACGCGGTTCCATAGTGTCTCCTGTAGTGCTGGTGGGCCGCCTCGGTGTGCAGGGCCTCCGCGAGCGCGGAGAACACGGAGAGCAGCCGCCGGTCCCGGAAAGCCCCGGGCGCGGGAACCACGGTCCCGAAGGTCTGCTCGCACCAGCGGCAGACCGGTTCGACCGACCAGCACTGCACCGGTCCTGGCCAGCGGCAGTCGCGGTGCTCTCCGCAGATGGCGCAGGTGAAGGGGCGCGGCCGGTCAGGACAGATGGGCATGCGCCACCTCGGCGGGTTGCGGGTTGCAGATCGGGCATGCGACGCCAGCCCGGATCTCGACCTCGGTCATGTCAAAGAGCCATCCCGCATCGTGGCCGCAGCGGGGGCAGACGAAGTGCCCGCCCCGCGTTGTGTGCCAACCCGGCATGAGACCAGGCGCCTGGCCGACATCTGCGGCGCGCATCATCACGCGCCGCGGCGGGCGCGGCTTGCGGAAGCCGAAGAGATCGAGGACTGGCTCAGCCATGGGCCACCTGCGCGGGGAAGTCCTCAGGGTCCAGCCGCTCGCCCCGCTTCAGAGCGGCAGTGGCCCCCTTGGGTGTGAGAATGAAGACAGGGTCTCCACCCGAAAGCGCGCTGGCACGGTGTTTCTTGGCAAGGCCATCCGCGACCATAGCCTCCCACTCATCGTAATCAGCAGCGCCGGGCCCGGTGACGAAGTGATTGCGGTAGCTCTGCCCGCGTCTGTTCGGTAGACCGAGGGCGTGACGGGCAAGCTCAATCTGACGCGGGTTCATGCCTTCCCCGCCCGCTCATGCTCGGGGGCGGCCTGCGCCCCATTCCAGTTAGGCCGCTGGCCGGACGCGTGCTCGATGATGTCCGCGACCGCCTCCTGCATCAGGCCCATGAAGGTGGCCTTTCGTTCGGGGTGGTTGGCCACGACAGCCATTGCCACGCCACCGAGGAAGACGGCCCCCTCCATGGTGTCAGGAAGGGCGAAGTAGGCATTCCAATGGTGGCCCTCGACGCGGAGGGCAAGGCGCCCGACTTGGCTCACGACTGCTCCTCCGGCCGCGCGCCCTGACAGGCGCAGTAATCGTCGGCGCCGAGGCAGCGGCAGCGCGCGCGGCGGGCTTGGCGGAGGAACTCCTGGTGCAGCTGGTGCAGGAGGAGATCGGTGGCGGGGATGAGGGTCATGGGGGGCTCCTGTATCCTCGGAGGAAGAGGCCCCGGCCCGGAGGCCGGGGAGTTGCAACAGGGAGGTTGCGCGGATTGCCCGCCGCGCGCGGGGTAGCGTCAGGCCGCCTTCGTGCGGCCCATGAACACGGGCAGGCCCGTCTCTTCCGCCGCTGCCGTGGCGATCTCGACGAAGTAGGCGCGGCGCTGGTGCTCGACCCGGCGCCACTCGAAGCCGAGGAAGAGGCCATTGGCATTCGGCCGGAACCGGAACGCGGCCATCAGCTCGACCGGCCGCTCGCCGTTGAAGAGCGGGATGTTGAGCATGAACTGCCGCGGCACGACCACGTTGTTCTCCACCCGCGTCTCGGTCTCGAAGCGGAAGGCTCGGTCGCCCGTCTCGAGGCGCGTCGACGACTTGAAGTTGAGCCCTTGGGTCGCCTCCAGATCGCGCGAGATCTCGATCATCGTCGCGGCCTCCGGGTGCGCGATGTCCGGCGCGTTCTCCTCGAGGAAGGCCGCGAACTCGGCCTGCGAGTGCAGCTCGCCTTCCATCTTGTCCCAGCGGGCGAACTCCTCGCTCGGCCGCAGCTTCAGCGTGACGGCGTGCTTGAGGCTGCCCGAGCCGCCCCGGCCCTCCGCTTCGTTGTGGGGGTGCCAGTCGAGCTGCGCGGTCACAGTCAGGGCGTCGTAATCGGCCACGATGATCGAGCGATGGTCCCGGAACCGGTTGGCATAGGCAGACAGCGAGGCGCGGTCGTCGACCGTCACCTGCGCGTGGGCATAGGGCGGCAGACGGAAGCGGTCGCTGATGTCCTGCGCGTTGTAGCCTTGCGGCACGAGCAGGTGGACACGCCCGTCGGGCGCCTCGACCATCGGGCTGGCGAGCCGGGCGGCGTCGATTGCCGCGTCCAGCACGGCTCGGGGGTCCGGCCCGAGCACGGTCTGTTCTGAGGTGGGTTTGGGCATCATGGTCTCCTGGTAAAAAACTTCACTCGCCGCGATCGCGACGGCCGCCGAGCTCGTCGAACATCTCGGACTGGTTGGGGTCGCGACGGGTCAGGCGACCGTCGTCGGTCGCGTAGTAGATGCCGGAGCCCATCGCGCGCCGCGGCTTCTTCACGTCCACCTTGGGCGTGCATTCGATCTGCCCGGCCTTGTTCATGGACAGCGGCAGCGTGATGGTAAGGGACCCCTTGCCACCGGTGAGCTGCACCGCGTCCACCAGCTCGTTCAGCATCTGATCCCCCTGCTCGAGCAGCTCGCCCCGCCGGAAGGTCTGGATGAATTCGAGGAAATTCAGTTCGCCGGTGGCCATCGGGCTCCTCCTGGTTGCGGCGGGTTTCGGGTTCGGTAAGGCGTTCATCTGCTCCTCGTCGGTTGCACCTTGAGCCGTCCCGCGCGCGGGGCGGCTCAAGGTGCAGCCGCGGTCACATGCCCCGCATGGCAGCGGCCTGCTCGCGCATCGTCGAGGCCACGTCATTGGCGTGCGCCCAGAGGACGGTGGCGACGAAGAGGAAGCCGAAGAGCGCCAGTGTCCCCACGAGGAAGGCGGTCAGGTTCGGCCCGAGCGGGCTCGGCTTGCTCGTCCGGAAGGTCGGCCGCGGCACAGCGCGGTGCAGCTGGCGGCCCATCGCGACGGCAAGCTCATGATCCGACAGGAGACGGCTGGCGGTATCGCGGCCCTCGGCCGTGGGCGCGTGCTCGGCACGATGGCGGGCCATGTTGAGGGCGCGGGGCGAGAGAGGAAGATCCTGTTTCATTGCCCGAGCGCCTCCCGATACTTGCGGTGGATGGCGGCACGCTCCGCGGCAACATCAGGGTTTGCGTCGGCGCCGATGAGCCACGCGCGCGCGCACGCCAGCGCCATGGCGACGATGAGAAGGAGGCCGGTCAGGGCGAAGGTCAGGAGGGTCACGGGTGGTCTCCCATCTGGAGTTGATGGGAGCAGAGGATATGGAGAAAAACTCCACTGTCAATCAAAGAGTGGAGAAATAATCCATTGCTAGAACGGATTGAGAACGAGAGAATGAGTCGAAAAAGGACGGGGGGGTGATCGTTTGAGGTATTCGTTGCGGGATTTCATAGTGCTGCTGGTCGCCACCCTGACAGGGTGGTCTATCAGCGCCATAAGTAGGTTTGTGCCTGGGGGCCGGAAGCGCGGCGCCAAACGCTAGCTTTCGTTCTCGCCGGGTGGGAGCGAGCGCAGCTTGTGAAGCTCGGCCAGCAGCTGGTGCCTCAAGCTCGAAGGCGTGTCTTGTACGTTCGCCCGATAGAGATAATTCAGTCCGAAGTCATATAGATCCGCGATGAGCGCGGCTTTTGTGATCGACAGCCCCTCCTCGCCCTTCTCAATTCTGGTGAGCGCGCTGCGGTCTAGGCCCACAGAGTCTGCTAGCTGAGCCTTGCTGAGACCGAGCGTCTCCCGCATCGCCGTAAGACGTAGTCCGACCCGCACGGGGTTCATTTCGGGAGAGAGAAGCGCTTCAAGACGTGGCTTTTTCATAGACGCAGCATCATGCGCTGCGGAGAAAACCTCCATGGTTTCATTCTCCATCTTGACTGGTGGAGAAAATCTCCATTATGCATACCCCATGTCAGATCTATGCACTGTCCGTGACGTCATCGCGCTCTGGCCTAGCAGGTCAGAGATGGCTCGAGATCTTACTGCTGTGTCGGCGAGGCCGGTGAGCCTTGGACGCATCCACAAGTGGGCGCTGAGCGGAGTTATTCCGGCAGGATACCATGGCAGCATTCTAAGGGCCGCTCAGGCGCGGGGGCTGCACGTCACCGCGGAGGATCTCGTGCGGGTTCATGATGCCCATGAAAGGGGGGCAGCATGACCACCCGCCATAGCCACCATTCCAGTTGGGCGATACTTCGGCCCAAAATGGGGGCAGCGTGATGACCTACGCTGCCCCGTTCGATCGTCATGAAATCGCTTCGTCATCGAAACCCCGTGCCAAGGGACAAGATGGAGCGAACATGCGGAAAAATCCTGCCAATTCTGACGAGCACGCCAGAACGAGCCGTCGGTGGTTCTCGAACCTGCTGCGCCGGGCCTTCCCGGCCAGCTCTGAGGCCGAACTGGCCGAACGCGCGGCGCCTGTGCTGGGGGTGAGCACCCGGCAGGTGCGAAACTGGCTGCGCGAGGATCACGATGCGTCCCTCCGCTACGTCACAGCGGTGATGATGATCGCAGGCGCGGAGGTGGTCTTCTCGCGGATGGAAGGCCGCAAGCCATGATCCGGGTCTGCTGGCACATCACCAGGCGCTTCTACGAGGTGCGGGCCTGCCGCGCCTCGTCCAAGGGCCTGATGGATAAGCATCGGCGTCTGCAAGGAAAAGCCATGAAATATTCTTCCCTGATCGAGCACTACGAGGCGCATCACCAGAGCCCGGAGCCGGAATTTGATCGCCTGCCGAGCGGCTGGTACCTCGTCCCGCTGTTCGCGGTTCTGGCCGGCGTGGCTGCCATCGTGACGCTCGTATGAGTTTCGCCGCCGCGCCCGTGCCTGCCTTGGTCGCGGCCACTCAGCCGGGGGCGCTCGCTCCTTCTGCCCCCGGCCTTTTCCCTTCGGTGCCGCCCTCTTCCCCGGGCTGGATAGCCGTGGAGCAGCCGGAGGCCGCATCCAAATGACCGCGCCCCTGCGCCCCTTGCCGCTATCCCACGTCCCGGACTGGACCGCGCTCCGCGCTCATCCCGCCCGCGATGCGGGGCTGCTGCATTTCGGCGCCGGCCCGGCGCTGGTGGCGCGCCGCGCGAAGCTCGGCCGGCCGGTCTATCTCGCCACGCCCTACAGCTTGCGAGCCGTGGATCCGGAGGGCCGATGGTCGGCAGACATGTCGGCTGCGGCCATGGGCGATGCCGGGCGCGAGATCGTGCGGCTGCAGCAGGTGGGCGTGACGGCGATCTCGCCCGTCGCCCTCTCGGGCGTGGCGGTGCATGCCACGCTCTATCCACGGCCCGTGCTCGATCCGCTGGATGCGGCGCTCTGGGCCGACTGGTGTCGCCCGATCCTCGATACCTGCTCCGCCGTCGTGGTGCCCGACATCCGCGGCTGGTCGCGCTCTCTCGGCATCTGGCACGAGGTACGCGCCGCGCTCGCGCGCCAGACCTCGGTCTTCATCTATGCGGAGGGGCCGGAGCAATGATCCACCGCGGAAAGATCACGAGCGAGGCGGAACTGCGCCGGCTGTGGGCGGACCCGAGCCTCAGCATCTCTGAGATCGGGCGCCGGCTCGGCATCAGCTATCAGGCGGTCCAGCAGCGGGCTGCGCTGCGCGGGCTCGGCCCCCGGCCGGTGGCGCCCAACGAATGGGCGCGCTGGGTGCCGCCCGAGGACTTTGCCGAAATGTGGCGCGCGGGAGTGAGCCTGCGCGACATGGAGGCGGCCTTCGGCGTCGCGCACAACACCATCACGAAGGCAGCCCGGCAGATGAAGCTCGAGCGCCGGCGGATCTGCCGCTGGACCGCGCTGCCGCTGGCCGAATTCCGCCTCCACCAACGCCTCGCCGCAGCCGCCGCCGAAACACGGGCGGCGATGGATATGCGCGAGATGGTGGACCGCCCCTATCACGGCAAAAGGCGCTCTCGCGTCGAAGCGAGGGCCGTATGACGCCCGAAGACGCCGCCCGCGCTGCCGAGATCCGCGCCCGGGGCTATCCCGCGCGGATCACCGAAATCATCGCCGAGGTCGCAGAGGCGACGGGCTGGGAGCCGCAGGAGATCACCGGCGCGCGCGTGTTCCCGGGCCTCGTCCAGGCCCGCGACCTCGCCTGTTTCATCGCGCGCCGCGAGGGCTTCTCGCTGACTCAGATCGGCAACGTCCTGCGGCGTGACCATTCCAGCATCAAGACGGCGCTGCAGCGCGAGCAGCGGCGCCGGGGAGGGGCCAATGCCACATGATCACCCGCTGGAGACGGAAGTCATCGGAGAATTCTGGGAATACCCGCTCGCCTTCGGCGAGACGCTCTCGAGCCACGACTGGGTGCCGCTCTACACCAATCGGCTGCTCACGTCGCGCTTCGTCGCCCGCGCACTGGCTGAGGGACGGCGGGCCGACATCGGCACCGCGCTCATCCTGTGGGCGGAGGCGTTCCGGCAGGACCCCGCAGGCACCTTGCCCGATGACGATCTCGAACTCGCCCGGTTGGCCGGATTCGGAGCGGATCTCGACGGCTGGCGCGCGGCACGGGCGGGAGCTCTCTATGGCTGGCGCGAGACCCATATCGCGAACCAGGAGGATGCCCGAGACAATCCCCGCCTCGGCCATCCGATGATCGCGGGCATCGCGCGCGACATGTATCGCCGGAAGCGGGGCCGGGATCAGGCGCGAACCGAGGGAGCTAAGGCCATGGCCCGCACGCGGGTCAGAAGGAAGCTCATCGAGATCAACTGCACCCGCGCGGCTGACAGTGCGGACGTGGTCGCGCTCATCGCTGAATGGCTGATACAGCGCGATCTCTACATCACCTCCGACAACGTGCGCGCCGCCTTCGAGGCCACCCGAGGGGGACCCAAGGTCGTGACGTTTCAATGACTTAACAGTGTTATAACTGTTATTAACTGTTAGCCTAACAGTTAATAACTGTGATCTAACAGGCCCGGAAGTGTTATTGCCCTACAGGACAAGACAGGACCGGACCCAACAAAACAGAACCTGACAAAACACTCCTTCTGGTGGGGTGAGATGATCGGGCGGCAGCGAGCGCGGCAGGCGTGGCAATGCTGAGAAAGGGAACGGGGCCATGAGTGGAGCGAAGGCGGAAGACCGGGCGCGCGTGAAGGCGCTGGTGGTGGATCGGCTCGATCAAGCTGGGATGGCGCGCAAGCGCGGCGTGTCCGCAGCAGTGCATGAGGCGACGATGGGGCGGATCTGCGAGCGCCTCGCCTACATGAGCGACGACAACCTCATGACGCTGGCCGAGACCCTGATCGACAACGCCCCGGATAGCATCTGGCCGTCCGAGCTGGTGATCCGGGAGTTCGCGCGGGGGCTCCAGGAGCCGCCCGCGGCCGAGCGGCGGATCGTGACCAGCTGGCTCGCGTCGATCGAGGGGCCGAAGGCGGAGGCGGGCGGACATCTGGTCGAGCTCTATCGCTGGCTCCTGAAACATCCTCGCCCGCCCATGGCGATGGACATGCGCGGGATCCGGGAGCAGGCGGCGGAGAACGCCCGGCGCTGCGAGCTGACCCGCGACCGGATCGACCGGGAGACGGCGAGCCCGGAGGATCGGGGCTGGCTTGAGCAATACCTGCGGGACCGGGATGCGGCCCGCGCGCTGGTCGATGCCGGGCGGGGGCAGAAGGGCGATGAGGGGACGGCGGCATGATCGGGCGGGCGGTGGATATGCGGCAGGCACGGATGGTGGCGCCGGCGCGGCGAGAGATGTCGATCGAACGCGCGCTCGTCTGGGCGTTCCAGACCGAGTGCGCCAGCGTCGACTTCGCGGAAGAAGCCGCGCCGGATAGCTATCGCCGGGCCGTCTCGTCGGCATGGCTGGTGGCGCAGCGGGGCGCCATCGGGTGCCGCATCGACGGCGGCGGGCATTCCCTTCCGGCTGACGATGCCGAGATGATCGCCTCGGCCGTGGCGGCGCTTCCACCCGAGCATGGCGGGCGCGGCATGGCGGTGAAGATCGCCGCCCTCGCGCGCGCCGGCATGCGGCCCGACTGGATGCCCGACGCGCGCCCGCGTTGCGTTCCGCGGGAGTGGCATATGAACCCCCACGGGAGGCACGCACGCAAGGAGGTGGTGGGAGAGTTCACCATCGAGCATCGCGGGCGGAAGCTCGTGCGGAAGATAGAGGCCTGCCCCGTCACCTATGTGCCGAGTCAGGCTCAGATTGCGGCGGCTCGCCGCGAATGGCTCAGCTGGTGGGGCGCGCTGCTCCATCTCGGCCACGAAATCGGCTCGATGGGCCTTCTGGAAACCATCGCGTTGACCAGGGACATGCCGCCCATGACGCCGTGGCGCGCACAAGAGGGTTGACAGAAGTTAGCCCCGTTGACATTTTGCAGGCGGACCGAATGGCGCCCGGAGAGCAGATGCTCCCCGGGCGCTTCTCGTTCTGGCACCCTCACATCGGCAGGCAGACATGGCGCGGCTCAGGAAGATCCCGCAGCGGCTTGCCTCTGCGCCCGCACGTCTGGCACCGCTCTCAGGCGGTGACGGTCGCAGCAGAACCAAGGCTCGCCTGACGTTCTCGCCGTGGCGCGCGTGGTATAACACCGCCCGCTGGCGCGCTCTTCGGTGGGAGATCCTGACCAAGGCGGCCTTCACCTGCCGCCTGTGCGGCCGGATCGAGGGGAACACATCGCAGCTCGTGGCTGACCACAAGGAGCCGCACCGGGGCGACGAGGCGCTGTTCTGGGATCGCGACAACCTGCAGTGTCTGTGCAAGCCCTGCCATGACAGCGTGAAGCAGAGTGAGGAGCGCGCGCAGCCGCAGGCGGCATCGCCTGCTCCGATGGCACGGCCGGATTGGTTCCGGCCCGTGCATGTGCCGCTCACCATCGTCGTGGGCCCGCCGGGCGCGGGCAAGTCGACGTGGGTGAGAGCAGCGGCCGCACCCGACGATCTGGTCATCTGCTTCGAGCAGATCACGCGCCGGGTGCTGGGGATTGACCGTCTCAATGCGGAGGATGGCGACCGGCGCATCGGTGATGTGCTGCGCCAGCGGAACGCCATGCTCGGCGACCTGATGCGGGTCAGCGCCCGGGACCGGTGGCCGCGCGCATGGCTGATCCTGACGGAGCCGCGGGCCGATCACCGGCAGTGGTGGGCGGATCGCCTGCGCCCCGAGCGGATCGTGGTGCTGGCCACGCCGGAGGCAGAGTGCGTGCGCCGGTGCCAGGCCGATGCAGCCGCAGGAGACCGGCGAAAGGCGGGCATTGCCGCCGTCGTCGCGAGGTGGTGGGCCGACTACAGCCCCCGGCCCGGCGAGATCGTCATCGCGCCCCCTCCCCCGGGGGTGGGTGCAAAGTCCGGGGAGTGACGGAAGGAAGACCCGCGCTCCCCTCACGCGGAGATTTTTTTCTTGGACAGCGGAAAAACGACAATCGACCTCTTCGGCGACTGCGTCACGCTGCCCTCGGGGCGCCGTGGACGGCCGTCCCATCAGTGGTCCAAATCGAACGCCGACAAGGTGATCATGGGCCTGGCGCTCGGCTACAAGGCCGAGGAGATCGCGCAGGGGCTGCACATCTCCCTGCCCACCTTGCGGAAGTATTATTTTTCCGAGCTGCGCGCCGCGTCGATGCAGCGGATCCGGTTCGAGCTGTGGCGGGCGAAGATCCTCGCGGACGAGGCCAACAAGGGCAATGTCGGCGCGTTCAAGGAACTCGGGAAGATCATGGAGAAGCGGGACCGTCTGGCGGCCGAGCAGGCCCTGAAGGATCAGCCGGCCGATGCGGCCGCTGAGCCGATCGGCAAGAAGGAGGCCGCACGCCGCGCCGCGGCCGAGGCGGCGAACTCGGACCCGGACCTGACGCCGGGCGTCTACCGGACGCACTGACATGATCCACGCCAACGACTGGTCGACCGCCTGCCCGGACTGGGCGGAGCGGCTCGCGGCAGGCCGTCCGCTGATCCCCGACCTGCCGCTCTTCCGGCCGGTTGCGGACAAGGCGCTGCGGATCTTCAAGAGCCTGCGCGTCCCGGACATGATCGGGACGCCGACGCTGGGCGAGGTCTGCGAGGAATGGATCTTCGATCTCGTGCGCGCCATCTTCGGCGCCTACGACCCGGAGACCCGCCGCCGGATGATCCGGCAGTTCTTCGTGATGATCCCGAAGAAGAACGGGAAGTCCTCGATCGCAGCCGCGATCATCGTGACGGCGGTGATCCTCAACGAGCGCCCGCTGGCAGAGGCGATCCTGATCGCCGAGACGCAGAAGATCGCGGACATCGCCTTCCGCCAGGCGGCCGGGATCATCCGGCTCGACGCGCGGCTCGACAAGGAAAAGGGCGGCATCTTCGACGTCAAGGATCACTCCAAGACGATCGTGCACATGAACACGGGCGCGGTGATCCGCATCCTCTCGGCCGATGGCGATGTCATCACCGGGTCGAAGGCGGCCTACATCCTCGTGGATGAGACGCATGTGCTCGGCCACAAGTCGAAGGCGGATGCGATCTACCTTGAGCTGGAAGGCGGGCTCGCCGCCCGGCCCGAGGGCTTCCTGCTGGAGATCACGACCCAGTCGAAGGTCCAGCCGCATGGCGAGTTCAAGCGGCGGCTGAAGCTGGCCCGCGACGTGCGCGATGGCAAGGTGAGCCTGCCGATCCTGCCGGTGCTCTACGAGCTGCCGGCAAAGATGCAGGCCGCCAAGGCATGGATGGACGACAGCACCTGGGGGCTGGTGAACCCGAACCTCGAGCGGTCGGTCTCGATCGACTTCCTGCGCGAGAAGTTCGTGGAGGCGCAGCAGGGCGGGGACGACAAGCTCGCGCTCTTCGCCTCGCAGCATCTCAACGTGGAGATGGGCATCGGCCTGCATTCCGACCGTTGGGTCGGGGCGGACTACTGGCTGAAGAATGCAGAGCCGGGGCTGACCTATGCGCAGCTGCTCGACCAGTGCGAGGTTGTCATCTTCGGCGGCGATGTCGGCGGCGCGGACGATCTCTTCGGCCTCACGGCCATCGGCCGGCACCGCCAGACCAAGATCTGGCTGACCTGCAGCTGGGCGTGGTGCGTCAGAGACGTGCTGAAGAACCGCAAGGAGATCGCGCCCCGGCTCGAGGAGCTGGAGAGGGCCGGAGATCTTCGGATCACCGATGGCGCGGCCGAGCATGTCGAGGAGGCGGTCGCGATCATCTGCGAGGCGCGGGACGCGGGCAGGCTTCCGGACGGCGTCTGCATCGGCCTCGATCCCTATGGCGTGGCGGCTCTCGTCGATGCGCTGGAGGCCGAGGGCTTCGATCCGTCCACGCGGATCGCGCCCATCGGGCAGGGCTACAAGCTGAACGGCGCGGTGAAGGGACTGGAGCGGCGGCTGCTCGACGGCCGCATCCGGCATGCCGGCCAGCCGATGATGACGTGGTGCGTCGGCAACGCGAAGGCCGAGCAGCGCGGAAACAATGTCTACATCACGAAGGAGGCTGCAGGTGTGGCTAAGATCGATCCCCTGATCGCCCTCTTCACGGGGGCGGTGCTGATGGACACCAATCCTCAGGCCCCGGCAAGCCTCGACGACTTCCTGTCCGACCCGGTGATGGTGATCTGATGTCCCTCATCACCCGCCTCGCCGCGCGCCTGCCGGCGCAGGTCCGCAGCGCCGCCTACGACATCGAGAAGGAACGGCGGCTGTCGCTGTCGGACGGCTCGGCATGGTCGCGGCTCTTCGGCCGGACATCCGCGGCCGGCAAGCCGGTCACACTCGACAAGGCCATGCAGCTCTCGGCCGTCTGGGCCTGCGTCCGTCAGACCGCCATGGCCATCTCGGCCCTGCCGCTCGCCGTCTACCGCAAGGAAGGCGACGGCTCCCGCAGCTCAGTGGATGACCGACTGGCCGAGGTCCTCTCGGTCTCGCCGAACCTCGATCAGACCGCGCTCGAGCACTGGGAGGGGCAAGTGGCGTGGCTGATGGTCAACGGCAATTGCTATTCCGAGCGGACCGACATCGGCGGGCGGCTGTCGTCGCTGCAGCCGCTGCCGGCCAACATGACCCGCCCGATCCGCAACAGCGACGGCGAGCTCTTCTACCAGATCCTCGATCGGGGGAAGAGCGAGGTGCTGCCCCGCGACAAGGTCTTCCATGTGAAGGGATTCGGCTTCGGCGGGGACATGGGGCTGTCGGCCATCAACTTCGGCGTCCAGACCATGGGCACGGCGCTGGCGGCCGACGAGAGCGCGGGCAAGCTCTTCTCGAACGGGATGCAGATCTCGGGGGTGCTGAAGGCAGGGCAGACGCTGACCGCCGAGCAGCGTCAGCAGATGCGGACGATGCTGGAGGCCTACCGCAGCTCGGACAACGCCTGGAAGGTGATGGTGCTCGAAGCCGGAATGAGCTTCGAGGCGCTGACGCTGAACCCCGAGGATGCCCAGATGCTGGAGACCCGGCGCTTCCAGGTCGAGGACATCTGCCGCTGGTTCGGGGTGCCGCCGATCGTGATCGGCCACGCGGGCGAGGGCCAGACGATGTGGGGCTCGGGCGTCGAGCAGATCCTGATCGCCTGGATGGAGCTCGGGCTGAACCCGGTGCTGCGGCGCATCGAGAAGCGGATCCAGAAGGATCTGATGCCCCGGGGTGAGCGGCTCTCGCGCTACGCCGAGTTCAACCGCGAGGGCATCCTCCAGATGGACAGCAAGGCCAAGTCCGAGTTCCTGACCAAGCTCGTCTCCAACGGGATCATGTCCCGCAACGAGGCCCGCGAGAAACTGAACCTTTCCCGGCGCGACGGCGGCGACGAGCTGACGGCTCAGACCGCGATGGCGCCGCTATCCGATCTCGGCCAGAAGGAGAATCAGGCATGAGCATGCGCGACCTGCCGAAGGCCGAAGTCTCGGCCAAGCCCGGTATCCGGAGCGATGTGAACGTGAAGGCGCTGCAGCGCTGGAACCCCGATGTTCGATCGGCCGCCGAAGAGGGCGATGCCAGCATCTCGATCCTCGAGGTGATCGGGCAGGACTTCTGGGGCGACGGCGTGACGGCCAAGCGGATCAGCGGGGCGCTGCGCGCAATCGGCGACCGGGATGTGGTGGTCAACATCAACAGCCCGGGCGGGGACTTCTTCGAGGGCCTCGCGATCTACAACGCGCTGCGCGAGCATCCCGCGAAGGTGACGGTGCGGGTGCTGGGTGTCGCCGCCTCGGCCGCCAGCGTCATCGCCATGGCGGGCGACGAGATCCGCATCGCCCGGGCGGGCTTCCTGATGATCCACAACACCTGGGTGCTCGCGGCCGGTGACCGCCATGCGCTGACGGAGGTGGCGCAGTGGCTCGAGCCCTTCGATGCCGTCTCGGCCGACATCTATGCGGCGCGCAGCGGGATCGACGCAAAGAAGATCGCGGCCATGCTCGACCGGGAGACGTGGATCTCGGGCGGCCAGGCGGTGGAGCAGGGCTTCGCGGACGGGCTGCTGTCGGCGGACGAGCTGGACCTGTCCGATGCCGACGAGGGGCGGGCCTCCGCCCGCGCCGAAAGGAAATTCGACGTCCTCGCCAGCAAGGCGGGGGTCTCACGCTCTGAGGCGCGCGAGCTGCTCGCCGCCCTGAAGGGGAGCAAGCCGGGCGCTGCTCCTGCCAGCATGCATGACGCTGCGGTCGCTGCGGAGGTGCGGAACCTCCTGAACTTCGCGAAAACCATCTGATCGGAGATCACCATGAAACATCTGAACATGCCGCTGGTGGCGTCCGCGCTCCTCGCGGCGACCCAGCCCCATGCCGTGCTCTGTGCCCCCCGGGCAGAGGGTGGCGCGGGCAACCTCGAAGCCCTGCTGAAGGAGGTCAAGCAGGAGCTCGACCGCATCGGCAATGACGTCCGCAAGACGGCCGACACCGCCTTCCAGGAGGCGAAGAACGCGGGCAAGCTCTCGGACGAGACGAAGGCCAAGGCCGACAGTCTGCTGACGGCGCAGAACGCCCTGCAGGATTCGGTCGCCAAGCTGCAGCAGCGGCTGGAGGACATGGACGCGCGCAACCTCGACATCGAGCAGCGCATGTCCGGTCGCCGGGGCGGGGGCACCGCGCGCCAGACCCTCGGGCAGGCGATCTCGATGGACGCCCAGGTGAAGGCCTTCAACGGCAAGGGCACCATCACTCTCATCGTGCAGAACGCGATCACCTCGGGTTCGGCCTCGGCCGGCCCGCTGATCGCGCCCCAGCGCGAAACCGAGATCGTGGGTCTCCCGCGCCGGCAGGTGTTCGTCCGTGACCTTCTGAGCCGGTCCACCACCAACTCGAACCTCGTGCAGTATGCCCGCATGAAGGCCCGCACCAATGCCGCCGGCGTCGTGGCGGAAGGCGCGCTGAAGCCCGAGAGCGGGCTGGAGTATGAGGCCGCTGATGCTCCGGTGCGCACCATCGCGCACTGGATCCCGGTCTCGCGGCAGGCGCTGGAAGATGCCGACCAGCTGCAGGGCGAGATCGACGGCGAGCTTCGCTACGGTCTCGACCTGACCGAGGAGGCGGAGATCCTCTCGGGCGACGGCGAGGGTCAGCACCTGTCGGGCCTGATCACCAACGCCAGCGCCTATTCCGGCGCCTACGAGCCTGCCGGTGCCACGGCGATCGACAAGCTGCGCTTCGCGCTGCTGGAGGCGAGCCTTGCTCTCTATCCGGCGGATGGGATGGTGCTCAACGAGATCGACTGGGCGCTGATCGAGACGGCCAAGGATTCCGAGAACCGCTACATCTTCGCGAACCCCCTGCAGCTGGCCGGCCCCGTGCTCTGGGGCCGCCCCGTCGTGCCGACGACCGAGATCGACGAGGACAAGTTCCTGGTGGGCGCATTCCGTGCGGCCGCCACGATCTACGACCGCATGGACACCGAGGTGCTGATCTCGTCCGAGGACCGGGACAACTTCGTGAAGAACATGCTGACCGTGCGGGCCGAGAAGCGGCTGGCGCTGGCCATCAAGCGCGCGGCCGCGCTGATCTACGGCGACTTCGGCCGCGTCGCCTGATCGCGACGCAGGTGACCGGGGCGGGCCTTCGGGCCCGCCTCTCAGTTCCGATCCCCTTTGGAGAGAGACCATGTCGAAGATGACGGTCACGCCGCTGCGCATGCAGGTCGGCGACTACGGGCGTGCGCGTGCGCATGTGCCGATCAAGGTGGATGCCGACCTCGGCGCCCGCCTCGTGAAAGGCGGCAACTTCGTGGAGGGCTTGTCCGATGTCGCGAAGAAACGCGCCGCCGGCATCAAGGCCCGGCTCGATGCCGAGACCGCAGCGGCGCGTGCGGCCGAGGCCGCGCGCCAGAAGGCCGAGAAGGAGGCCGAGCGCGAGGCGGAAGCCGCCCGCAAGAAGGCCGAGGCCGCGCGGAAGGAGGCCGAGAAGGAGGCGGCAGCTGCTCGTGAGCGGGCGGATCAGGAGGCGAAGGCCGAGCAGCAGCGCCAAGCCGATGCAGCGAAGGCGGCCGGCGGTGAGGGGGGCGGCTCCGAATGATCACCGATCTGGCCATTCTGAAGGAGCATCTTCGGGCCAGTGCCGAGATCCAGAATGGCCTGATCGTTCTCTATGCCGAGGCGGTGGAGGAGCGGCTGACGGCATTCCTCGATCGCCCCGTCTACGCCGACGCCGCGCTGATCCCGGCGCCCGGCGACCCCGACCATGATCCGCTTGCCATTGTTGCGCCGCGCGCCTTCCACGTCGCGGTGATGCTGCTGGTCGGCATGATCTATGACGGCGAGTGGACGCAGGCCGCCCCCGACCTGCCCGGACCGGTGCGGAGCCTGATGGAGCCCTATCGCGCGTGGCGGGATCTGCCGGAGGAGCGGCCATGAAGGCCGAGAAGCTCGACCGCAGGATCCAGTTCCGCCGGGCTGCCCCGGTGGACGATGGCTTCGCCGAGGTCGAGACCTGGTCCGATCATGGATCGCCGGTCTGGGCCGCCCGCGCGGATCTCAGCGACGGCGAGCGCTGGCGCGCGGCCGAGGTCGCGGCCGGCGTCACGACCCGCTTCACGGTGCGGTGGTCGGCCTTCGCGGCCGCCATCACGCCGAAGGACCGTCTCGTCTGCGAAGGTCGGGAGTTCGACATCACCGGCATCAAGGAACCGCCGGAGACCCGGCGGCAGTGGATCGAGATCACGGCAGCGGCGAGGACGGACCAATGAACATCATGCACCCGCGCCACTGGCGCATTTGCAGGGTGCCGCGCGGCCTGGCCTTTGCCTTCACGCACCAGCGTGGCTTTGTCGTCTGGTGGCCCGTCATCCGGTGGCGCTGAGATGCGGGTCAAGGTCGAGGGGCTGAAGGAGCTCGAGGCGCAGCTGGCGCGCCTGAGCAAGGGGGCCGCTCGGGGCGCCCTGCGCCGTGCCGGCGTGAAGTCCCTGCAGCCGATGGCGGAGATAGCCCGCGGTCTCGCCCCGAAAGACACCGAGGAGCTGGCGAACAGCATCACCGTGGCGGCCAAGGCCGTGGGCGGTGGCGCCGAGATTGGGAAGGCGGAGTTCGGAGCCGTGATGCGCGCTGGCGGCTCTAAGGGAGAGGCCCGGGCTGCCCTGCGCGATGCGCGCCGGGCGGCAACCGACGCGGGCAACCTCAGCGCGGTCGAGCTCTACATGGGCCCCGCCAAGGCGAAGTCGAAGCAAGCTGCCATCAAGGCGGTGGTGCAGGAGTTCGGCTCCGTCAAGCAGGCGCCCCAGCCCTACATGCGGCCCGCATGGGATCAGGATCGAGAGGCCCTGCTCGGGCGGCTCAAGGTCGAGATCTGGGCCGAAATCCGGAAGGCCATCGTCCGCGCCGAGAAGCGCGCGGCCCGGGCCGCAGCGAAAGGAACCGCGAAGTGACCGACGAGAAGAAACACCCCGACGAGGTTGTGAAGATGCTCTCCGACCTGGCGGCGCAGCACGGCTATGCGCTGATGGCGGCCGAGCTGACTGGCTCTCAGCCGGTCGGCCTGAGCCTGCCGCGCTACACTTACAACATGGAGTGACGGGCATGGCGACGGTCACCTTGAAGATGCCGAAGTGGCGCGTTCGCGTATTCATCGCAGCGGCGTGGCTGCTGGCGCCGTTTATTCGCTCGGAGGCCATGGGCGAGCGGATCGTTGCCGCGATGGGTGAGTGGGTCCTTCGCGGCGTCCGTTGCTACGACGGCGACCGGCGGATCGGCTGATCCATGGAACAAGCCCTCCGCGCGCTCCTGCTGGCCTCCAGCGGGGTTACGGCGCTTACCGAAAAGAGGGTCAACTTCGGCTCGCATCCGCAGGGTGCCGGCTTCCCCTATGTGGTGCTGAACACCATCAGCGACCGTGAGGGGCTGACCGTCAACGGACCGGACGGGCTGCAGCAGGCCCGCGTCCAGATCGACTGCTTTGCCGAGACATACATGGCAGCGAAACAGCTTTCCCGCGCCGTGCGCGCCGTGCTCCACGGCCACAGCGGCGGCGGGTTCCAGGGTGTCTTCCTCGACGGCGCGCGCGACCTCCGCGAGCCGGGCGATGACACGGGGCGGCCCTATCGGGTCTCGCTCGACTTCCTCACCATCTACTCAGCATAGGAGGGCCACATGGCCTCGAAACAGATCATCGCCTATGGGGCCTTGGTGGAGCGCTCCACCGATGGGACCACCGGCTGGACCGTGATCCCGGAAGCCAAGGGCATCGCCGTGCCTGTCGTCGAGCAGGACTATCAGGATGTGACCTCGCTCGACAGCGAGGGCGGCTACCGCGATTATATCAAGGGGCTGAAGGACATCGGCCAGATCACCATCCCGATGGGCTACACCTCGGCCGGCTACGCCGCCATGATCGCCGATCAGGAGGCCCCGAACCCCATCCACTATCGCGTGACGATGAAGGCGGCGCCCGATCAGGCCACGGGCGACGTGTTCGAGTTCCGCGGCTTCCCGGTGCCGCAGCTGGAGGCGGGCGATCTGGGCGCCCCGGTCGGCATCAACCTCAACATTCGCGGGACCGGCGCCCCGACCTGGACTGCGGGGACGGCAGCATGAACCTGATGCGCGGTGCGGTTGCCTTCGAGGCGGAGGGGCGCGAGCGCTTCATCCGCCTGACCACCAATGCCCAGGTCCGCTATCAGGAGCGGGCCGGAGAGACCCTCGTCGATGCCATCGTGGCCATGCAGGGCGAGGCGTCGCATGGCGACATGCTGCGGCTCCGGCGGCTGATCTGGGCCGGCATGGGCCATGAGGGGCTGAGCGAAGATGCGGCAGGCGACCTGATCGACGAGATCGGGCTGGCCGAGGCCTCGCGGCTGCTGGGCGAGGCGATCCGCGCCGCCTTCCCCGAGGCGGCGAAGGCCGAGACCGAGGACGCTGGGGGAAACGCCCCGGCGCCGGCCAAGCCCAGGGCGAAGCCGGCCGCGGCCTGATCGAGGACCTTCTTGCCCGGTGGCTCGCCGCCGGGCAGGAATACGAGCTGTTCTGGCGGCTCACGCCTCGCGAGTTGATCTCGATCCTGGAGGGCGACTACAAGCGGCGCCGGCGCGAGATCGAGGACAGGCGCGTGCTGCAGCACGAGCTCGCCACGCTCGTGGGCTTCGCCTTCCACCAGCCAAGCAAGATGCCGGACTACAAGCCGCCGGCAGAGGCAAGCGCGCCGCCGCCTCGGAAGGCGGAGGCCGGCTGGGATGTGGATCACGAGCGGGTGCGCGGGTTGCTCATGGGGATGGCACTGAGGGGGCGCGGTTAGCGGCAGTCCATCTGCGCTGCCGGCTCAAGGAAAACATCCTCGCCAATCACGTTGAAGACCTGCCAATCCGACAGCATCCCAATCGCATTTTTGCCGCGGACCTCGCCGCACCAGACGTTCGGGATGGTTGGGTGCGCGGCAACTTCGCGAAACTCCGCGGTGTCCGGGATCATCAGTCGCTCGCGCACGAGAGACAGGTGCCGCGGTTCTGGCCAACTTGGCAGGCTAATGCTTCGCCCGCTGGCAAAGATCACCGCCGCTGCAACGATTGCTCCGGCCGCGAGGATGGACATGGCGATCCTGTTCATTCGCACCTCTCTCAACTCGCTCTAGCAGAGCACTCTATTAAGGGCGGAACTTCATGTCAGCAGTCATTGGCAGCCTGCGCGTTAACCTGGGCCTTGACAGCGCGCAATTCCAGCAGGGGCTGAAGACGGCTCAATCGTCGCTTGGCCTCGCCGGCAAATCCTTTGCCGCCCTTTCCGCCGTTGGGGCCACGGTCGGGGCCGCCATGACCGCCATCGTGGCGCCCACCGCACGCGCGGCCAACGAGATCAGCCGTCTGTCGCAAGTGGCCAGCACCACGCCCGGGACGCTGCAGCGCTGGTCCGCAGGGGCGAAGACGGTCGGGATCGAGCAGGAGAAGCTGGCCGACATCCTGAAGGATGTGAACGACAAGGTGGGCGACTTCCTGTCCACCGGCGGCGGGCCGATGAAGGACTTCTTCGAGCAGATTGCGCCGCGCGTCGGGGTGACGGCCGAGCAGTTCCGCAAGCTCTCCGGGCCGGATGCGCTGCAACTCTACGTCACCAGCCTCCAGAAGGCGGGCCTCGCGCAGTCAGAGATGACCTTCTACATGGAGGCCATTGCAAGCGACAGCACGCTCCTTCTGCCGCTTTTGCGCGACAACGGTGCCGAGATGGAGCGGCTCGGCGCGGCGGCCTCCAGTCTCGGCGCTGTTCTTGGGGATGATGCTGTCGAGGCGTTGCGCCGGGCGCACCTTGCGCTTGGCGACGTGTCCACCGCCCTGCAGGGCGCGCGTGACCGGATGGCTGCCGAGCTTGCCCCCGCGGTCGAGGCGATGGCCGTTGCCTTCACCAATTCGATGCGCGAGGGCGGCGCGCTGCGGACGGTGCTGGATGGACTCGGCGGTGTCGCGGCTTCGGCGGTGCAGGGCGTCGCTTCCCTTGCGGACCACGCGGACATTCTGGCCTCTGCGCTCGTCGGTATAGCGGCCACTGCTATCCCCAGCATGATGACTGCGGTCGCAGGCATGACGACCGGATTGGGTTTGGCTACGATTGCGACCAACACCCTGGCCGGTGCGCTTGGCTATCTTCGAGCGGCCATCGCTGTGGCGGGCGGTCCCTGGGGCATTCTCGCTGGGGCCGTGGCATCGGCAGCGGCCTACTTCCTCGTTTTCAGAGACAACGCAGGCCACGCAGAAGACGCAGCCTATAACATGGCAGCGGCAGAGGCAGCGCTCCGGGGAGAGATGGAGGCCTTCGCCACGTCGTCGAGCCCGGCGGCTCGCGAGGAAAGCCGAAAGCGGGTGATCTCACTTAAGGAGCAGGCGACAGCGGCATTGCAAACCGCTCAGGCGGAACTCGCGCTTGCCGAGGCGATGGGCGAGGATATCAAGCCCGGCTCGCTTATGGATACGGCTGGCCCGGAGGAGGGGGCGCGGAGCCTCGACGCGCGGCGCCAGAAGATCGCCGACCTGACCGCGCAGCTCCGCGACATGACCGCGGCCCTGAAAGACATGGACGCAAGTGCCGGCGGCGGCGCAACGGTGATCCCTCAGCCGTCTGCAATCACACCCACTACGAAGGCGGTCAAGGATCTTGGATCGGCTGGGCGCTCAGCGGGCAAGCAGATCAAGGACGGGATGAATGGCGCCAAGGACAGCGCCAACGAGTTTGCCGATGCGCTGCGCGACAACGTGGTGCGGTCGATCTCGTCCGCCGTCGGCAGCGCCGTCGACTGGATGCTCGACGGCTTCGAGGGCGGCTTCAAGGGCCTCCTAGATATCGCGAAGAACACGCTGAAGCAGATCATCGGCATGTTCATGACGAACCGGATCACGCTCTCGCTCGGCCTCGGGGTCTCGGGCGGGGCCGCCGGCGTGGCCAGCGCCGCGGCGGCGGGCGTGCCGGGCATGGGCGGGGGCGGCCTCGGGATGCTGGGGAGCCTCTTCGGCGGCGGTGGCGGTGGCGGGTTCCTGGGCGGGATCGGCAATGCCTTCAGCGCCTTCGGCAGTGGGGCTCTGGGCTCGCTCGGCAACTTCTTCTCGGGCGGCCTCTCCGGGGGCTTTGCCTACATCGGCCAGTCGCTCAGCATGGCGACCAGCGGTCTCGTGGGACTGGCGCAGGCCGCGGGCGCGATCCTCGGCCCGGTCGCCGCCGTGGCGGCTGCCGTCTCCTTCTTCGGCACAAAGACGAAGCTCCTCGATGCCGGCCTCCGCGTCACGGTGCGCGAGTTGAACGCGATGGTCGAAACCTACAAGAAGGTGGAGAAGTCCCGGTTCGGCGGGCTGTCTAAGTCGCGGCGCACGAGCTATGGCCTCGCGGATGGCGAGGTGGCCAGCCCCATCGTCAAGGCCGTGAGCCAGATGCAGGCTTCCGTCCTGGATGTCGCGGACACGCTCGGCATCGGGGCCGAGGCCTTCAAGGGCTTTGCCGCCTCCGTGAAGTTCTCGACCAAGGGGCTCTCCGACGAGGAGATCGGCGCGAAGCTGCAGGAGAAGCTCACGGAGCTCGGCGACAACTTCGCGGCGCGTGCCTTCGGCTATGTCGGGAAGAACGACCAGGCGATCCGGGATCTCGAGAAGCGGATCGCGGAGGGCACGTCCGAGGCGGTGGTGACCGGCCTCAAGGGATCCATCGGCGACAAGATTCTCTCCGCCTTCTTCGGCCGCAAGCAGCAGGGCGATCTGGCCGACCTGATCGCGGGCAACAGCCTCGTCTCGACCCGCCCCGAGCTCGCCGCTCTGGTCAAGGAGGGCGAGAGCTTCGTCGAGGCCCTGCAGCGGCTGAGTGCGGCCATGACCGGGGTCAACGGCGTGATGGACACGCTGGGCATGAGCTTCCGGGCGGTGGACATGGTGACCGCCGGCATGGCCTCGGATCTGGCCGCGCTCTTCGGCGGGCTCGAGGGAATGGTCTCCGCCACCACCACCTACTATCAGGCCTTCTACAGCGAAGCCGAGCGGATGGAGACGGCGACCCGGCAGGCGACCGAGGCGCTGGCCAAGATGGGTGTGGCTCTGCCCGAGACCCGCGCGGAGTATCGCCGGCTGGTCGAGGCGCAGGATCTCACCACCGAGCGGGGGCGCGAGCTTTACGCGGCCCTCGTCGGCATGGCCGGCGTCATGGATCAGATCCTGCCGAGCGTGGCCAGTCTCTCGGCCGAACTAGCGGGCCTCGTCGGCACGATCACCACCGATCTCGACGGCATGATCTCCGGCGCGGCCGAAGCGCAGCGGGCGGCGGCCGCGGCGGCGAAGGGCTGGTATCAGGTCACGCTGTCTCTGCGCGACTATATCGGCGATCTGCGCTCGGCGGCCTCCGAGCTGATCAGCCCGGCGGTGGCGGCGGCGCAGTCGCAGGCGCGCTACCAGACGATGCTGGCAGGCGCGATGGCAGGCGATCAGGAGGCGGCCAAGGCCGTCTCCGGCGCGGCCTCGGCCTATATCGACGCCGTGCGCGGGCAGGCCCGGTCGGCGGTAGATGTAGCCCGCGCGCAGGCGCGGGTGCTCTCGGACCTCCAGCTCCTGCAGGGCGTGACCGGCCTCGAGGGCGCGAAGGAGGATGTGCTGGCTAGCCTCTATCAGGAGCAGGTCGATCTCCTGACCGAGGTGCGGGACTATCTGACCGGCGGCGAGGCGCTGAAGCCCGAGCAGATTACGGCGCTGAACGCGCAGCTCGGATCGCTCGAAGGCGCCATCGCGGCGGCGAAGGAGATCTCCTACGCCGCCCTCCGCGAGCGGATCGACGTGACCGTGGGGCTGACGGCGACGGCCGAGATCCCGGCCGATCTGCGGCGCATCCTGAAGACTGCCACGAGCGGCGTCGAAGTCTCGCTCGACATGGTGTTGCGGCGGATGGACCTCTCGCCGGATCTGGTCTGGATCGCGGCGAAGGCCTCCTCCGACCACCTCGCGCGGATCACTTATCTGGCGAAGGCCGACGCGCTGCCGGACGATCTGCGCACGCTGGCGGCCGTCCGCGTGGCGCAGTCGGTGCGCCGGCTCGCGCTGGTGATGGACAAGCCCGCCTCCGACCTCGGCATGGCGGAACTGCTGAAGGCCATCGGCGCCAAGGGCGGCCGGATCACCCTCGGCGGCAGCTTCGCCTTCGACCCCTCGACCGGCTTCTCGACCTGGTTCGAGAGCACCACCCGCACCACGCTCACCGGCCCCATGGGCGCCCTACGCACCGCGCTCGACGATCTGCGGGACGCGATCCTCGCCCAAGAGCGGGCGGCCGGGCAGCGCCAGCGCGGCGCGGCGCTGTCGGCCTATGCCGGGGGCCTCGCGACCAATGCCGCAGGGGACATTCTAGCCACGGATGCGCAGATCAGCGCGATGGCCAAGACGGCGGGCATCGACACGACCGGGAAAACCACGGCCCAGATCATGCGGGCCATCGAGGGCTTCTCCTCGCTCGACGGGATCGAGACCATCAAGCGGCTGCCGGGATCGCTGACGGACTATCTGCGGAGCGTCTATGTCGCCCGCAAGGGCAACGTCCCCCTCGACGAGGCGGATTATCTGCGGCTCTATCCGGACGTGGCCGCGGACGAATATGGCTATGATCCCAAGATCCACTACCGCAACCACGGCCGCGAGGCGATCCTTGCGGGCCTGCGACCCTTCAAGCCGGAGGTGTTCGACTGGTCGGCCATCGGCCTCGATATCCCCGGCTTCGCCGCGGGCGGGCTCCATGCGGGCGGCCTGCGCCTCGTGGGCGAACTCGGGCCTGAGCTCGAGGCCACCGGCCCGAGCCGCATCCACAGCGCGGGGCAGACCGCCGACATCCTCGGCGGCGCCGCCATGGGCGCCTCCGAGGTGGCCGGTGCCGTGCGCGACCTGCAGGCCGAACTGGTGGCGCTGCGGGCCGAGAATGCCCAGATCGCACGCGAGCTCGCAGAGATGAAGGTCTGGGCCCGCAAGGGGGCCGAGGCCTCCACCGCCACCGCCAAGGACCTGCGCCGGATCGGAACGGTGGGCGTGCGGATCGACCCGACGGAGGCCCTCTGATGCGGATCATCCTGCCGACCCCGGTCACGCCGGCGGCGCTCCTCGCGAGCAACATCCCCGAGGACGATCATCCCGCCTGGGGCGCGGGCGTGACCTATGCCCGGGGTGCCCGCGTGGTGGCGGATCACGGCGTCTGGGAGAGCGTGGCCGACGGCAATACGGGCCACGATCCGGCGGCGGACGTGCTCGGCAGCTGGTGGCTCCGGATCGGGGCCACCAACCGCTGGCGCGCCTTCGACGAGCGGATCGGCGGCCAGACGGTCGGCGGCCATACGATCGCCTATTCCATCCGGCTGCCGCGGACGCTGAACCGCATCGCCTTCTTCAACCTCGATGCGGCTTCGGTCCGGGTGAGGGTCACCACCCCCGCAGCCGTGACGATTCATGACCGGACGGTGGATCTCGTCGCCCGCGACCCGGTCGGCACCTTCTGGGAATATGTCTTCACCGAGTTCGCCTTCACCCCGAACGTGATCGTGGCCGCCCCGCTTCCCGCAGGTGCCACGCTCGACATCACGGTGACGGGCGGCGCCGTCACCCGCGTGGGCGAGATCGTCATGGGCCGCGACACGCCGGTCGGCACCACGGTGGCCGGCACCGGCCTCGGCCTCGTCGACTATTCCGTGAAGCAGCGCGACGAATGGGGCGGGCTCTATATCGTGCCGCGCCCCGTCACCCGCACCGTCTCGCTCGCCTTCCAGGTCCCGCTCGAGGGCGCGGCGCGCGTCCAGTCGATCATGGAGCGGGTCTCGAGCCGGCTCGCCGTCTTCTATGCCGGCGAGGGGGTCGATGTCTGGGGCACCACCGTCGCCGGCATCCTCCGCGATTACGACCTGACCCTCGGCCATGTCATCTGCGACGGCCGCGCCGAGGTCGAGAGCCTCGCCTGACGCAAGGGAGCACCCCATGGACTTCTTCTCTCCTCCGCCGACGCCGCCGAACAGCGGCAACCCCGGCACCTTCAACGACGATGCCGATGCCTTCCTCGGCTGGTTCCCGGCCTTCGTGGCCGAGCTGAACGCGCTTCTGCCCTATCTGACCGGAGCGGGCTTCGGCGACGGCACCGCCGCAGCGCCCGGCCTCTTCTGGCGCGACGATCCCGACACCGGGCTCTTCCGGTCGGGGAGCAATGCGGTGGGGGTGACGGCCGGCGGCATCCTCCGGCTCACGGTCTCCGCCCTTGCGCTCACCTCGACTGTGCCGCTCCGGGCGCCGCTCGGCACGGCGGCGGCCCCGGGGATCTCGTTCGAGACCGATCCGAACACCGGGATCCGCAGCGACGGGGCGGACGTCCTGCACTTCATCACCGGCGGGGTGACCCGCGGCTTCTTCTCCACCACCCACTTCCAGTCCACCCTCCCGGCCGTGGTGCCCGTCGGGGCGGCTGCAACCCCGAGCCTCACCTTCGCGGGCGATCTCGACACCGGGATCTTCCGGGCGGCGGCAGACCTCCTCGGGATCGCGGCCGGCGGGGAAGAGCGGTTCCGCGTCGGCTCCGGCCGCGCGGCGGCGCTGGTTCCCTTCAGCGTTCCGGACGGGACGCAGGCCTTCCCGGGCCTCACCTTCAACGGCGAGGTGGGTTCGAACACCGGCTTCTTCCTCGCGGCCGAGAACGAGATCGGCGTCACCTGTCAGGGGACGGAACGGGCGCGGTTCACGCCGTCGGGCATGCAGCTGCAGGGGCTCCTCTCCGGCACGGCCGTGACCCAGACCGATCAAGACACCACGCCCGGCCGCCTCCTGAAGGTCGGAGACTATGGCCTCGGCGGGACCGCGCGCCCGATCCCGGGCAACGATGCGGACCAGATCTCCGTCACCGGCTTCTATCAGGTCACGGGCGCCACGCTGAACCGTCCGGCCGGCATGTCCATCGGCACCCTGCAGCACATCCAGCACGGGGCCACACGCGCCATCCAGATCGCCTATCCGCAGACGGCCAGCGATACCGGGCGCTGGTGCCGTTACAAGGATACCAGCTGGGGCGACTGGTTCCTGACCTACGACCAGCGCAACATCGTGGGAGCGGTCAGCTGGGCCTCCGGCTTTCCGCGCGGCGGCATCATCGAAAAGGGCGAGACCGCTGGCGCCGAATATGTCCGATTTGCGGATGGGACGCAGCTTTGCCGCCTGGTCCAGACCGGGGTGCCGGGTCCGACCACGCCGCAGGGCTCGCTCTATCGCACCGAATGGCAGACGGTGACGCTGCCGGTCGAGTTCGTGAGCGCGGCCCTGAACGGCCATTGCGTGACCGGCGGCTGCCGGGGCGGCTCGGTGATCTCGCTGCTCGGGCGGCCGGGGGCCTCGAACGTCGCCGCTTACATGCTGCTGGCTCCGACGTCCTACGGAGGCACGCAGACCGTCGATCTTCTCGTAACTGGCCGCTGGAGGTAACCCGCCATGATGCGCATTCGCATGGCCCCGCTTCGGCGGATGTATGAGCTGACCGTCTTCCGCGTGCAGGGGGACACCCTCACCTGCAACGACATGGTCTATGACTTCAGCGGCGTCGAGGAGGGCGACGTGCTCCCCTGGGACGCCATGGACAACACCTGGGTCACGAGCAACGTCACCCGGGTCAACGGCGTCCTAGAGTTCGAGGTGGTCTTCCCCCACGGCTACTACGGGGACAGTCCGCTGCCGAACCCCGGCACCCTCGAGGTCGAGGATCAGGATATCCCGATCCCGCCCTATCTCCCGCCGTCCACGGAGGGCTGATCCATGGCAAGGAAGAAAGCAGCAATGAAGACGACCGCGACCATCGATTACAGCAGGCTCGTGAAGGCCGCGGACATCAAGGCGCAGGCCGAGGCCCGCGCGCGGGGGCCGGCCGAGGTCTCTGTCCTGCAGGCCATGATCGTGGTCGGCGAGGAGAAGTGGGGCCAAGCCATGGCGATCGCGGAGGATGTCTCCTACCCCTGGGCGATGCGGGCCGCGATCCGCGGCGCGACGGTGCTCGTCCGGGATTCGGAGACGATGGACACGCTGGCCTTCCTCCTCGGCTTTTCCCCGGAGGAAACCGATCGGCTGTTCGTTGAGGCCGCGAAGGTGACACTGTGAACCTGCTCGAGCCCGACGCGCAGCCCCATCAGCCATACGCGTGGCTGACGAACCAGGCCGCACACTCCGCTGTCGTCGGTCTTCCGCTGGGACTTCTGGCGCTCGGTTTGAGCCTCCCTCCAGAGGCCGTGCCCCCCGCCGTCGCGCTGATCTATCTGATCGTCTGGGAGCGGCTGATCCAGCGCGGGCCCGACCTGCGCGACAGCCTGACCGACACGGCCCACGTCGCGGCGGGCGCGACCCTCATAACCGCCGCCCTCTGCTGGGGCTACTGGCCGACCGTGGGCACGCTCGCGGTCTGGGCGGCCATGCTCGCTGCCGGGATCTGGCGGCGCATTGGACCGAAACCCTTCAGGGAGGACTGACCTTGATCGTCGTCCGAAGAATCTGGGAGGGCACGCGCAGCCATTTCCCGATCCGCGCCACCGAGTGGATCATGGCCGTGCCGCTGCTCGGCATAGGCTATGCGCTCTATCTCGACGATGAGCTGTTCTCGCGCACACCGTCCTTCTCGACGCTGGCGGAATATGGCGACGAGACGAGCTGGTGCATCGTCATCATGGCCTGCGCGATTTGCCGCCTGCTCGCGCTGCTGATCAACGGGACATTCCACGGCTTCACCCACTCGCCGCTGATCCGTCTGGCGGCGGCGCTGACCGCCATGTCCTTCTGGAGCCTCTTCACCATAGGGATTGCGGCGGCCTACCTCACCCATCAGGGCGCTCCCACGGGCATCATCGCCTACGGGACCTTCATGGTCATGGAGTTGCGGAACATATACCTGAGCCGGCAGGACATGGTCCTCTCGAAGGGCCGGTGAAGCATGCTCGGTCTGGGGGCTGAGGAGATCGCCACGGTCATCGTGGGGATCGCGACAGCGTTGACCGTGCTGCTCGGCGGGCGGAAGGCGAAGCAGGCGCGGCAGAGAGTGGAAACCAGCGACGACATGGTCGAGGTGGCGGGTGCGCTGATCAACGGCGAGGACGCCCGGGCGCTGTCGAAGGAGTTTCGCGCCAATATCGAGGAGAAGGTGCTTCTGCGCGGCGAGATCGTGAAGCTGCGGAAGGCGGTCGATGCGAACACCGAGGTTTGCGAGGATGTGCGCAAGGCCGCTGGCGAGGTGACCGACCAGATGAAGGAGCTATGGGCCGAGATGGTCCGGTCGGGGCGAAAGTAAGCCCTCATGATGAAGATCTGACACCGCCCCGCCTCGTGCGGGGCTTTTTCATTTCAGGAGATGCACATGGATGTTCGTGACATCCAGCGGCTGCTCGCAGCCGTCGGGCTCTACAGGGGTGCCATCGACGGCGATGCAGGCCCGCAGACCATGGCCGCGGTGGCCGTGATCCTCGGCCGCCACGATGCCGTGCCGTGGAAGGCATGGCCGCGCGACCGCCGCCTGATCGCCGCCGGGCAGGCGGTGCTGGCGCAGCTCGGGCATGAGCCGGGCAGGATCGACGGGCTCCTCGGGCCGAACACCCGAGAGGCGCTGACCGCCTGGGCCTCGGGCCGCGCGAAAGCGGCGGTGGAGCGGGTGCCCCTGCCGGGCCATGCCGTGGCCGATGCGCAGGGGGCCTATCCCCGCCAAGAGTCGGTGGCGAGCTTCTACGGCGTTGCTGGGGGGCCCGACTGCACCGCCGGCGTGGTGGAGCTGCCGGTTCCGTTCCGGCTGGCGTGGGACCTTGGGACCGTTGTCTCCAGCTTCCGCTGCCACAAGCTGCTGGTGGCGCCCATGACGCGGATCTTCCGCGATGCGGTCGCCCACTACGGCTCGGCCGAGTTCGAGCGGCTGCGGCTCAACCTCTTCGGCGGTTGCTTCAATCACCGCACCATGCGCGGCGGCTCGAGCCTCTCGATGCACGCCTGGGGGATCGCCGTCGATCTCGATCCCGAACGGAACCAGCTGCGCTGGGGCAGCGACCGGGCGACCTTCGCCGCGCCAGCCTACGAGCCCTTCTGGAACATCGTCGAAGCCGCCGGGGCCACCAGCCTCGGCCGCGCCTGTAACCGCGACTGGATGCACTTTCAGTTCGCCCGCCTCTGAAGGAGAGAACCCTTGTCCCCGATCATCGTCCTCGCGCCCCCGGCGCCCCTCGTGCTCATGCTCGCCCTTTGCGCGCTGGCCTTCATCCTGCTGGTCGGCTGGCCGCTTGTCGCTGCTCTGGCGCGCATCGTGGTCTCGGCCGTGATCATCGCCATGATCGCCCTGCCTGCCGCCGCCGCGACCGGCAGCGATCTCCTGACCGCCGTGACGCCCGGCCTCATCGATCTCGCGAGCGTGGCGCTGACCGCGCTTATCGGCCTCGCAGCCGTGCGCTTCCAGCGCTGGACCGGGATCCAGATCGAAGCGCGGCACCGCGAGGCGCTGCACTCCGCCATCATGACCGCTGCGCGGGTTGCCGTGGACCGGGGCCTGACCCGCGACGTCGCCACCGAGTTCGTCGCCGCCTACGCCCGCGCCTCCGTGCCGGATGCCCTGAAGCGCCTGTCGCCCTCGGCCGAGACGATGGATGCGCTTATCCGGTCGAAGCTGCTCGAGGTCGGCGGACGCTGATGGCTGCTCCCCCCATGCCCCGCCCTCGGCCGCGCCGCTGGGGGCGGTCCAGATCATGACCGACCGGGACCAATGGGCCGCCCTGATCCTCTGGGCGGCCTGCATCACAGATCTGGCGCGCCGCGCTGAGCACACGAGGGCGACATGACGACGACATGGGAGAGCGACGGCTTCTCTAGGGCGCTCGCGGCCGGCGAAGGGACGGCAGCCGAAGCGGTCGCGAGGAAGCTCTTCGAGGGCGATGTCGTGATCGGCGAAGCCTCCATCGAGGGCGGCCAAGTCAACGTCAGGTTCGAGCCGTGGGCTCTCTCACACGGACATTGGCGCGTGCAGGTCCGCGTCGGGCCCGAGACGGCCACGATCTACGACGAGACGATCACTGTCCTGGTCAGCGTCCGGTCGCCCGGGTCCGCACCCATCCCTTACCTCCTCGACGACAACGGCGAGCAGGTCACCGACGACAACGACATACCTGTGGAGGCCGCCTGAAATGGCTCGACTTTCTGACAGCGGCGCGCTGGTCGTGTCCGCTCTTGCCAAGCTGAGCGGGACGGAGCGCCTGAGCGCGAACGTCCTGCGCGACCTTCCTGCTGGCACCGCGGGGCCGCAGGGCGAGCCTGGCCCGACTGGCGCCGAAGGACGTTCCGCCTACGAGGTGGCTCTCGATGCTGGCTTCGTAGGCACAGAGGCGCAATGGATTGCCTCGTTGCGCGGGCCGAAGGGCGATATGGGCGATCCGGGTCCGGCCGGGCCGAAGGGCGACACCGGGGACGCAGGGCCGCAG